GAGATCTACACTAGATCGCTCGTCGGCAGCGTCAGATGTGTATAAGAGACAGGGCATAAGCGATGCTGTTTCAAGTGTCGCAAATGTCGTAGATCAATTTATGGAGACGCCTGATGAAAAGAGATCTGCTGAGATTGTTATGCGGAAATTGCAGCTTAAACCCGATGAATTCCAAGTAGGGATAAACAAGATTCAAGCGGCTCACAGAAGTTTATTTATTGCTGGCCCCAGGCCATTCATGATGTGGGTATGCGGATTCGGCTTTGCTTGTCACTTTATCATCTTCCCTATTGCCGAATGGATAGCTACTCTGACTGGCAATCCCGTTCCCATGCCAGATATTGATACTGGGGCATTAATAAGCATTGCTATGGCATTGTTAGGTTTAGGCGGTCTTCGATCCTGGGAAAAGAGCAGGGGACTAACCAAATAATGCATGCAGAAAAGCAAAATATCGAAACTTTAGAGGTAGAAATTGACGGTATCTGTTGAAGACATGAATAAGCCTGATATCCTTGCTCAGGACTACGAAAAAGTCGGCATAACTTCAAAGCTCCTCGCAAAGAAACACAAAGAAGAGCTTGAGGCGCATGAAGTTAAGGCTACTTATGATAAATACAGAGCACATTTCAAATATTCAAAACAACTGATAGCTTGGCCTATTCGCCAAAAGGCTCGGCAAGATGCTCAGAAGAATTTAGGGCTAACTGTAGATAAGTTGGAAGTCGCAGGGCCAGACGGTGGACCTATCCAAGTATTAAATGTCAATGAACTTGATAAGGAAGTTATTGAAATCGCAAAGGAAGTAGTAAAAAAATATGGTAAAAGCCGCAAACATAAGCCCATCAGTTCTCCAGGCAGTTGATCCCTGGTTCTGGTCCTATGTGAACCAGATTCAGCTTGTCAAGGGATCATTTAGCTTAGAAGGTCATGAGTTCCAGCGTGATATGATGCAGAGTTTTGATGAAGCTCCGATCAGGGTAGTTATCAAAGCCACTCAGATGACCATAACTGAGTCTGCTGTCCTTGAGGTGCTTCATGGCATGATTCATCGGAAATATCCCTTGGGGGTCCTTTATCTTTTCCCAACGGCAGATGATGTAACAGATTTCAGTGCCAGTAGATTTCAACCTCTGATACGCAACAATCCCGCTACTATCGGTTCATATATTGAAGATACTAACCGAGCGAATCTCAAGAAAATAGGTGGGGGATTCCTCTTCTTTCGGAGTGGACGCTTGCACCAAACCGTCCAGAAATCAATGAAAGCCTCTGCTAGGCTTGCTGGTATCCCTGCAGATCATGCTGTCTTTGATGAGTATGATCTTATGGATATGAAAGCTGAGGAATGGGTGGATGGTCGGATGCAGCACAGTGAGGTGAAAACAAAATTTTTCCTGTCGAATCCCACTATTCCAGACTATGGCATCGACAAGAAGTGGCAGATTACGGACCAAAGGCAGCGATTTCTCAAGTGTAGGCATTGTGGGGCTTGGACTTGTCTTGAGCAAACTTTCCCGGATTGTCTCATAACAATCAACAACCATGTAATTAGGGCCTGTCAGAAGTGTAAGAAAGAGATTTATCCTGTAGACGGCGAATGGGTAGCAGCAAAGCCGAGCCTTTCAAGAGATGCAATTGGATGGCAGATTTCACACCTTAATTCATCGTTTGTCGATCCTGCTAATATCCTAGCACGATTCAAAGATCCAAATACAGACTTGGGAACATTTTATCGGCTAACTCTTGGTCAAGCATATATCGAAGCGACAAATCGATTAAGTATCGAAGAGGTCTTAGCTTTGTGTGGCAGTGATGGCATCGCGAGTTCCGATTCTGGTCCCTGTTTTATGGGAGTTGACCAGGGCAAAGACCTCCATGTGGTTATCGGCAAGAAACATCCCCAGGCTTTTGGTCAGATAGTCCACCTTGGAATTTATAAAGATTGGGAAGAACTTGATTCACTTATGAGCAATTTCAATGTGATTCGGTGTGTGGTTGACGCCTTACCAGAAACACGCAACGCAAGGGCCTTTGCAGAACGCCACAAAGACAGAGTCTATCTTAACTACTATAATGAGCATCAAAAGGGTTCTTATGCTTGGAATGAGAGAGAATATATAGTTCAGTGCAATCGTACTGAGTCCTTAGATTCTAGTCATAAGGAAATCAGTGAGGAGGCTCTCTATCTGCCTAAGAAATGCGAAGTAACTGAGTTATTCGCAGAGCATCTTCATAATACCGCTAAGAAGCTTGAAGAGGATGAAGAGACCGGCTCAAAGCGTTATGTTTATGTGAAATTGGGGCCTGACCATTTCAGGCATGCTTACAATTATGAGGCTATCGCTAGGCAGAATATGCCTGATCTTTTATTTCCTGAATTTGGTGATTGATGACTATGGAAGATATTTCAGTGCGCCGTACCAATTTTGATATGTCTGTTACTGTAAAAAAACCTGATGGAAAACAGACAACCTTTGTTTGTCGAGATATACGAGGTGCTTTGGTCTGGCCTACTCTTAATTCTCCCGGTTACTACTGTATTTTCGCTCAACGAAATGACCCTACGCCTCAGGGAAAATTGCCTTTGCAATTATTGGGCGAAGCTTCGTTAGAGTTACCAAAGCAAATCTTTCAGAAATTAATGCAGGATGCTAAACGACTTGGCTGTTATGAGTTTTACAATGACTATCAGGATGGGAATGAGGAACTCATAAGGGCATTTTATGAGTATTCCAGGTATCAACAAAACTCAAATATCAAATTCACCAAGGCACCGTTTTCTAAAAGCTTCCATATCGGCATATTATTGATTAAAGAATGGGCGAAAAACAATACACTTAATATTCCAAATAATACAATCCTTCGCGATCAGCTTAAGAATATTGACACAGCTGATTTATCGGATAAGCCAGAAGAGAAATTCTTTGCCGTTAATGCATTGCGCTTTATAGTGGCAACTGTTGAAAAGGCAGATTGGCATAGAGGTCATGTTGTAATTTCAGATCCACAGAGGGAGAAGGAGAGAGGAGATCCCGGGGGCTGGACTTGATGAATGAAGAGCATAAAATAGGTTTTCTGAACTTAATAAGATTAGCAGATAAAGGTTATCAAGTAGGCTATCTTTTAGGTGCTTTATATGAATGGGTTCTTGACCTATTTCTTAAATCAAATGGAAGGATGGATAGATGAGTTCAGACTTTGACCGCCTCTTCAGGGGTAGAGTTTATTGTAGCGATCAGAAGGCCACTAGCCCAGCCTTTGATCGGGGATTCGATCAGATTAATTGGTCAGAGGATAGCGTTCTTGAGGAAGTCGAGGAGAGAGGGAATCACAGTGGGAGTGTTGTGAAGCATTTTAAGGTGAAGAATGCAATTCAGTTGTAAACAATGCAAAGTGGTTTTACCACAAAACCTAATATGTCCAAAATGTGGGAAAAAGCATAAGGACCCATTTAGGAGATGCCGTGTTGCTCTTAGGCATTTTAGGGTGAAGGGATGAATGATCAAGAAAAGCTGAAAAAATTGGTGAGAAAAATTCTTGAAGAGCACTTAAGCGTACAAAAATACCGTAGAATGCTTTTGCGTAGATTAATAAATCTGTGTTTAAATAGGTGAGGGATTCTTGATATGCCAAAGGTGAAATACCAAGATTTTCTGATAGTTAATGAACGCTTGAATCCAGCAATTATCGAAGAGCTTTATAAGCAATTCAGAGAACTAATAGCTGATGATTTGTCGAAATGCTTAAATGAGGCACGGAAACGCAGAACATCTTTTTGTAATGTATCAGTGGAAAAGATACTTGAAATCTTTAAAAAAGGTGAGTTCTAATGCCAAAACCAACAGGCAGTAAAGAGAAACGCTGCGCCATGCAACGTGGCTTGTTTAGAAGCGATCCATCTTATGCAAAGAAATGGATCCGGGAATTTGGTGATCAATGAACTGGCGTAACTATGGCAGCTACTCGGCGAGTGGCTAAGGATGGAAGGAAGGGCAAGAAGAAATGAGCGGCCGCAAATACAAACTAATCCGAAGACAAGTCTACAAGGAATTCCCTAAAAAGATGAACCTCGACAAGGTAAGTTTCAAATCCTTCATCAAGGACTTCTTTAAGAAAGGAATGCCTATTTGGAGACTCGTTTCAGCATGGAAATACAGGAAATGGTGGAATTCCCTTAAAGCCATAAATCCCTTTCGATTTAATCAATATCGGCGGGGTCCCGAGGGCATGATTAGGAATACCGGGCTAAGAAAGAAATATAAGATGCATAAGCGATACGCTAACGATGCAGACTATATGCGGATTCATAGGTAACTCATTAAATCGGGGGCTTTATTATGAGATATAATATAAAAAGATGGCATGAAGATACAGGTAAAATAGCAGAGATTGAAAACTGTGAAAACCTTGAAGTCATAAAGCAAGCAGTTAAGGCAATTGATTACGCCCAAAACTTCGAAGCTAAAGTAGCTGGTCCAGAAGAAGATGATGAGACGAGGGGCACTGCATTACAGGAGATAGCCAAAAAGCGAGAAAAATTACAAGAGATATTGAAAAAACGGGAAGCAAAGGTAAAAGTTTCATTTGAAAGGATTGTAAAGGAATTATACAGTAATCGCTATGATGAGTTTACAGTTAAGCAATTCTGTGAAATAATGGATAGTTGTACACACTGGAGAATATTGTTAGGCAATTAAAGTAGAATAATCAGAATTCCTCTGGGTTGATCTCCAGAGGATAGCCAACAAAATATAAAGCCGTTTCCGGTATACCGGCTGGAAGCGGCTTTTTTTGTTGGTGGACAATAAAGTAAAGGCAATATGGAAGCAATTCAACCAATAGCAACATCCCAATCAAGAGGCTTAATCCGCATAGAGTCCAACGCCCAGATTGAGACCAGAGAAAAGGCTGAAAGGGCACGACTCGACGCGGAGAAAGAACAGCAAAAGCCTGAAATCCTATCCCTTGCTTCCCATATAGCAAAGTGCTGGCAGGCTGCAAAAAACGGCAAGATTGAGATTGAGCAAGTGCTTTTGCAATGTATGCGTCAACGAAAAGGTGAATATGATCCACAGGACCTTGCTAAAATCAGAAAACATGGTGGTAGTGAAATATACATGATGCTCACCAGTATGAGTTGTAGAACAGCAGAAGGATGGTTGAAAGATGTAATGATCCCGCCAGGTGATAAACCCTGGGCTATTGAGCCAACTCCTATCCCTGACCTTCCGGATGAAATTGAGGATGAAATCACAAAAAGGGTGATGAAAGAGACTCAAGAGCGAATGGATCAAGAGGGAATGAATGTCGTAAGCCTTGATGACGTTAGGGATAGACTTGAAGAGGTAAGGGCAGAGGTGCAAAGGCGACAGTTAGAGATAGCCAAACGTGCTACTCATCGCTTTGAGCAGAAGATTGAAGATGAGTTAAGAGAAGGTAATTACTATGAGACCCTGGGCCAATTTATTACAGATCTTGTCACATATCCTGCCGCATTTATGAAAGGTCCGATCATCAGAAACCGGAAAAGATTCGCATGGGTTGAGGATAAAAATGGGGAACCGGCGCCCGAGGTAAAATCAATTAATCGGCGCGAATATGCTTGTGTCTCCCCTTTCAATATGTATTTCAGTCCTGGTGCCAAAAGTGTCAATGACGGCTATATGTTTGAGCGAATGAAAATGAGACGTAGTGACCTCCAAGTATTTAAAGGTGTCTCTGGATATAAGACGGATGCTATTAATGCTGTCCTGACAGAATATGGCGCGGGAGGCTTGCGTGACTGGCTGTGGACAGATCAGGAAAGGGCAGAAGGTGAGAATACCCCTCAAGAGATGATAGATCCTGAGCCGATAATTGATGCGCTTCTTTTCTGGGGTCAGATACAGGGATCTAAGCTCAGGGAATGGGGAATGGATCCGAAGAAAGTTCCGGATCTTAACAATGATTATCAGGTATCTGTTATGCTCATCGGAAGATGGGTAGTCATGGCGAGACTAAATCCTCATCCTCTTGGACACCGGCCATATTACTCCTCCTGCTACGAGAATCAAAATAATTCTATATGGGGCCGATGTGTCCCGCAGCTTATTCGACCCACACAGAAGGTATGTAATGCCACTGCACGGGCATTAATTAATAACATGGCTATTGGCTCTGGTCCGCAATCTGAAGTTCATACGGACAGATTAGCACCCGGGGAAGATGCAGAGGAGATGTACCCTTGGAAGATATGGAAAACAAAGAGCGATGAGCGCGGTCAGGATAAACCGGCAATCTATTTTTTTCAACCAAATGACAATTCTGCGGCTCTAATGAAGGTCTATGATTATTTCTTTCAGCAGGGCTCCGAAGTGACGGGCATCCCTCGCTATATGTACGGCTCTCAGGATGTAGGCGGTGCTGGCAAAACCGCCTCCGGGCTCTCAATGCTCATGAATGCCGCTACCAAGACATTGAAAGGCGTTGTTTTCCATACGGATGGAGGCGTCATAACACCCTCAATTAAGGAACATTGGGTTCACATTATGCTATATGACAAGGACATAGAGAAGACTGGGGATATTAATGTGATAGCCCGTGCCAGTGATTATCTCATTCAGCAAGAGCAGTTACAGATGCGGAGAGCCGAATTTTTGAACACTACGAGGAATCCTGAAGACATGCAAATTATGGGTCTGAAAGGCAGGGCTACCCTTTTACGGGAAACAGTGAAATCTCTTAAAATGCCTACGGAAGATATAATTCCCTCTAAACAAGAAATGGAACAACAAGACCGAGCTATGAAGGCCCAACAAGAGCAACTCATGATAGAAGGGCCTCCAGCTCCGGGAGGACAGGGCGCTGTGCTAAATCCTGATGGGAGTCGTAAGGGTGCTGAAGGAGGAAGGGTGGTTTAATGCAGATCAAGGACAAATATAAGATAGGGGCTCATACCTTCGATGTCAATTTCACACACGAAAAAGATGGCTTTCCTAATATGGGTGAGGCACGGCATTGGCATAACCGTTTCATCATTCAGACAGATATGGTCCCTTCTAAACAGGAATGCTCTTTATTACATGAAGTCTTTCATGAAATAAATATTCAACAGGGATGGAAATTAGAGGAGAATCAAATCACGGCAATCTCAGAGAACTTTTACCAATTCCTTGTGGAGAATGATCTTTTGAAAGATTAACCATGATCGATAACTTAGAAGGTCAACCACTCAAAGCCGCTGCGAATCTCCTGAGTAACAGAGACTTCGTAAAACTACTCGAATGGTTAGAGGAGCAAAGGACAAGAGTAGCTGTAGTAGGGATCGAATCAAATGAGGCTGTGCGCTGGTCTGGGGGCTTTAAAGTCCTCGATGAGCTTTTAGATAAATTTAAAACCTCCAGGGAAGTCCTGGAGAAGATCGAAGCTCGTGATAGGAGCAAAAGACAAACGGATTATCAAGAGCTTCCCTGATGGGCAGGGAGGCGAGAGGGGCTTTCAGCTCCGAGAGATAGTCCATAAATTAGGAGAATTTACGATGAGATACGAACAATTAGGTGTCGGCGTATTGAACGTCGATAAGATTATAGGGCCAGGGGCTCCTGGAGAAATGGGTATCGGAGACAAGTGGTATATGGACCCGACCTATGGTAGTAATGGCAATTCAGGGAAGACAGCGGGTACGGCTTTGGAGACCATAGCTTGTGGAGAAGCGGCTTTAGTATCGGGACGGAATGATACCCTTTATGTGCTTCCAGGTGCTGATGAACTTACAACCCAATTAGTTTGGGAGAAAAGCAACACGCATCTTGTCGGAGTGTGTGGCGATTTCCCAGGGTACTTACCAGTTGCTATCACAGATGATGGAGTTGGTGAAACTACAGATTATGGGACGACTGCTATATCACTAACGGGTAGTGGAAACATCTTCCGAAATATTCGTTTTGATTTCGGAAATGCTTTGAACACAAACGTGAATTTCCTGCGTGTGGAGGGAAACGGAAATCTCTTTGACAACGTGTTCTTCCGGGGACCTATGTCTACTACGTTAGCTGATCTGGCAACCTACGATCATGTTATCGTGGGGGGTATTGGGAATTATTTCAGAGACGTTATCTTTGGAACAATGTTTAAAACCCGGGGTGCAGCCAATAATCTACTTAAGTTTCAGAGGTCTACGGGTTCAGTAGCCGCCCGCCATACGGTATTTGAGAAATGTATTTTCCAATCCAATGTGGATAGTGTCGATGTTACCCATATTGATGTAAATAGCGAAGGCGGCGGTACCTATGGTCCGCAATACTTTAGAAACTCTCAATTGGTTTTTAGATGGAGTGATCAAGGAGATCAAGTAAGTCAAGCAATACGGTGGGGAAGTGCTGGTCTTACTGGTACCCTTCATTTTGATGCTAATTGTAGTATTTGGGGTGTTGATGAAGTCACAGTTGGTACTATCGCTAGGCAAGGTATTATTTGGAGTCATGCAGGAGGTACACTGGATACAGCAACATTGGGTCTTGCAAGCGTTACAGCGTAACAAAATGGGCCGGGTATTTCCCGCCCTTGCAAGGAAACATTATTAAACTAAAAGAAGTTTGTTCAGTTTGTCGTGGGTCAGGGCAAATGCCTAAAGAAAATATATGTCCCAGTTGTGATGGTGCACGTTACAAAGAGCATGAAATTGACCTCGAAGCCCTTCAAGATCAGATTGACTCCATTATAGCTGAACAAGCATCTCAACGTGAGGATTTAACAGCAGCATTAACCCAAATATGGAATAAAGTAAAAGACTTATAGGAGGATACTATGGCCATTAAATGGATTTGTAACGAATGTGGAGAAAAAATTTCTGATGGGGTTCCTAAGAATTTAAACCTTAACAAAGGCGAAAAGCCACCTCAGCCAGTCGATTGGCAAGGCAAATGTCCTTTGTGTGGTGGGCCATTAAAGCATTTATAAATTCTTAAACGGAGGAGTTTCGGCTTCCCCCATTTGGGACATCTGGGAGAAGCTGAATGAATGATGGAAGCAAATCTTAAAGACCGGATTCCAAGCCGACACTTGGATGAATATGAAGATATTCACTTGGAAATAACTATCAAAACCCCTGGACATGAGGAAAAATTCATATTCATAGAGCCCTTGAAGCTTCATAAAATCATGTGGGAAGACGAGGGTTTTCTTTCTGAGATAGTGACTGCTGCTGTGAATAGGAAGAATAGGAGGAAGGTTGAAAAGTCCCTACGACGATGGGATCTCAATCCGTGTCGTGATTGATGCTGATTACATGAGTAGGGGAAAGGTATACTAATATGACCGATAACCGCACATTAGATATTAGATCCGCTGAATCAATAGAGCAGATTATTGATATGATACTGGATTTTGAAATATTAAATGGGGAAAGTCCAGAAATGTTGTTTTTTGGATCGTCTGTATTCCTATCCCAGTTACTCAAAGACTCCGATTTGATGCCAATCATTCTGCAATCCTATGATATATTGTTGGGAATAAAGATTATCTTTGATGAAGATATCAAGAGATGGCATGAATTTCGGCGAACCGCAGAACCTATAGGCTTTTGGACAGTTTATTGGTCTCAGGGAAATGACCTTTGTTTTGATCCATTCAAGGAATGTGATGCCTGACAATCGCACATTAGATGAAATAAAACAAGACGATATCGGCATGCTCGGGGATATCCTCAAGAATGCCAAGGAATATCGTTTTACCTCTGAGGCTGAGTGCATGGCATTTCTAGGAGATTGCGTATTTAAAACATTGGCTAAACTCGGTCTTGAGATGAATGACAACATGAATGCCAAAATGGTTGAAAGGATTCTCAAGACAAAGGGGATCAGGATCGAGAGGCGAAGGTATACCGATGAGATAGATCTTGAAAGAACTGGATTCTACGTGTATAAAGAACATGAGAATGGGGATGAGATGGTGACTTTTATCTCAGATCCGGTGAGAGAGGAGTTTGGGTATTTGGTAAGGACGGATGTTCGTATCTAAGGCACAAGAGGTAATAATTATGCCTGGAAATATTATTGAGATTAATGGAGCTAAGGAATTAACATGGTATGTTGGGGATAGCCAAATGGAAGATTTAATTAAATATCTTGATATACATAGATCTCGAGAGACGACAACGGCGGAAGAAAAAACTGTAAATATTCCCAAAGGTGTGGTATATGATGACCAAAGAAACGAAAGATAGTGGAAGGGAAGGGAGAGGAGATTTGATATGAGCAAAACAGTTAGAGGCAGACGCACAGGCGATGGTCCTTTTAAAGATTCCTACCAGAAAAAAAAGGTAGGGATAGGCAAAAGAAGAAAAGCGGGAGAGAAATGCCCTAAAAAGTAAATAAGGAGATTTGATGTCTGGCGAAAAAAAAATACAAGAGTGTTCAAATCCGAGACATATAAAAATCAATGGTATATGTACGGTTTGCGGTTGTTTAGCTGGCAAATTAACCGCCATGGATAAAATTATGAATGCACCAATGAATGCTGAAACAGTGCGTAAGTTGGAAAATGGAGAATTTAAAGACGACTAACTAATATTTAACAAACACATAAACTGTCTATGAGCTCTTAAACGCTCTCATAGGCAAAGCCACATTGCTTACAAGGCTCTGTCGGATAGGTAGCGGTAACTAACCATCTATCTGGCAGGATACATTCTCAAAGCGATAGTTAGGCTGGCTAAGACAGCAGCTACCTTATTTCAGAGCCTTTTTTTATTGCCATCTGCGAATACCCGGGAATGGTTCCCAGGATCGTAATAGTGGCCTTAACGCGAAAACCGCAAGGATCGCAAGGAGAAAACAATGAGTGAAGCACCAAGAAACGTGGAGAAGCAAGGCGACAAAGCTGACGAGCTCCAAAAGCAGATCATCGAAGGGAAAACCGGGAAGGAAGAACTAGCCAAAAAAGAGGTAGCTCCTGCCAAGGATCTTGAAGATGCGAAAAAGGCTAAAGAGGATGAAGACAAGAAGAAAGTTGAAGCTCCTAAGAAGGCGGATGAATCTCTAAAAGAGATCAAGACCGATGAACAGGACTACAAGCAACAATATCTTGTTCTTCAGGGCATGATAAAGAGCGACAACGCTCGTCATGCTGATGAGATTGCACGCCTAAATCAGGCTCTTGAGGATGCCACCCGAACCATAACAAACCTCAATTCCATAGTCAGCAGCGCACAGCAAAGCAAGAAAGCTGATGAGGAGGGCCAGGATAAAGGAGAGGCAACAAAAGCTCCCGATGCCCAGCCCACACTTAAAATGGAAGATTTTGAGGGTTATGGCCAAGAAATGTCAGATCTGGTCAAGCTTGCTAACCAGCAGGCAGGGGAAATAAGGCAGCTTAAAGGGCAGATAGGCACTGTTGAAAAGCAGGTAGGTAAGGTCGGACAGAGCATTGCAGAGTCGGCAGAAGACAGGTTTTACAATGATCTCGACAAAGCAGTTCCCGACTATCATGCAATCAATGAAGATAAAAAATGGTTGGAATGGCTTGCACAAGTAGATCCTCTTACTGGCAGAAATCGTCAGCAATTTCTTGACGAGGCGCGTGAAGCATTTGACGTGAAGCGTGTTGCCAATTTCTTCAAGGCCTTTAAAGGCGTCAATGGTGGAGTTACATTGGATCAAGGTTCTTCTGAAGTCCCGCCTGATAATGCAGGCTCTAAAGATGCATTGGGCGAACAAGTAATGCCGGAGCAAACTGGAGCGGGTGAAGGTTCAGATCTTCAGCCAAAGGTTAAGACTGTTACCTTCGCCCAGTACACCAAAGCAGTCAAGGACGCCCAGACAGGCAGGATAACAGAAGAGGAATTTAACAAAATTGCTAATCAATATCAGAGGCAAATAGGGAAGCCCGCGCAGTAAGATTTTCTCTTGGGGGTTCCCTGCTTTTTGCTCTGATTAAGAAGGAGAATAATTATGGCTATAGATGCCGCAGCGGGAACTCCGCAATATAGTGGGTCGTTCGTGCCGGAGGTATGGACCGGGAAACTTTTAGTGAAATTCTATGCAGCTTGCGTGATTGCTTCGATTTCCAATACGGACTATGAAGGCGCGATAAAGAATCAAGGTGATAAGGTAATCATCCGGCAAACCCCGACGATTACCATTCGCGATTATAGCAAGGGGCAAACCTTAACGATTGAGCGGCCAGAGTCCGATATCGTTGAGATGGAAATCGACAAAGGTAAATATTTTAACTTCATCTGCGATGATGTTGATGCCTATCAGAGCGATATCAAGCTCATGGATGATTGGTCCAGAGATTCTTCAAAGCAGATGAAAATAGAGATTGATACTGGTGTTCTGGGTGAGATTTTTTCCGATGCTCATGCCAAAAACAAGGGAACTACGGCAGGTACTAAAACCAGTGCATTCAATTTAGGTACAACTGGATCTCCTGTTGTCGTCACAAAAGACGCTATCCTTGAATACATCGTTGATTGTAACACGGTTCTTGATGAGCAAGATGTACCGGATGAAAGCAGATGGATGGTTATCCCCCCTTGGTTTTCAGGGATGATCAAGAAATCCGATCTCAAGGATGCTTCCCTTACCGGAGATGCCCAAAGTGTTATAAGGAACGGAATGCTTGGGAAGATCGATGACATGACGATGTATAAGTCAAACCTACTCACAGCCGTAAGCGATAGTAGTGGTTTCACTGCCTGGCATATCATGGCAGGTGACAGAAATGCCTTATCATTTGCAGCTCAGATGACCAAGATGCAGACTTTACAGGCAGAAAGCACCTTCGGAACCCTGGTGAGAGGATTGAACATATACGGCTACAAGGTCCTGAAAACAGAGGCCCTTGTCGATCTGTATGTAAGAAAGTAATCGTCAGGTCCAGAGATTGCTTTATTTTATTAACCTGGTAGAGGGGCATCTGATCCGGCAACCGGATTGTAGCCCCTCTATCCCAAACTAATAGAGGAGTATATCATGGCTACTTATCATTATTATAAAGAAGGCTATGCGGTGCCGTATGACGCCTTCGGAAACGTTCTTTTGAAGCGACACTTGGATGTGCCAGCTTTGAGAGCCGATTCAATAATCAATAATTCTCCATTAGCCGTATCTGGGGCTAGAACCCTCTTACCCGCTACTGGTTTCGCAATCAATGATTATCTACAGATATGGAGGGTGCCTGCTGGAACCATGATCTTAGGCGGTGGAATGAGGGTTAGTACAGCCGGTGCCTCTACCACTATTGCTGTTGGGCATGTGAGTGCCACGCAGACAATGGCAAAGACCACGGAATTTGACCGTTGGGCCACTACTATTCCTGTACCAACAGTGGGGTACTATAATTTTGACACAGAAGATGGAGATGAATGGGCAACGGTTACAGCTAAGCATCCACTTCAAACTCTATACATAACAAACGGAACTATTGATGTGAAATTCCAATCTGTTGCTGAAACCACTCTGATATGTGACTTCTGGATGTGGGGATGTAAGGTCTACTAAGGCGAAATTCCAAGGAGGATTTTATCATGACTACTTATCATTATTATAAAGAGACCTACGCGGTGCCGTATGACGCTTTTGGGCATGTTTTCTTAAAGCGACACTTGGATGTGCCAGCTTTGAGAGCCGAAACCAAGTCTTCACTGGCTGTATCTGAGGTCAGGACTAATTTGCCATCAACTGGTTTTGCATCCAGCGATGTTTTGCAGCTATGGAGGGTGCCTGCGGGGGTATTGCTCCTCGGAGGTGGAGTGAGGGTTACTACACTTGGAACAGCCACTAATCTTGACATTGGTCATGCGAGTGCTACGGCAACAATGCTTGAAACTGCCGAGCATGATCGTTGGGCTACTGGGATCGTTTCAACGGCAACAGGCTATTTCAAATTCGATACCCTTGATGGCAACGATTGGACAGCAGTCACAACGAAGCAACCGGTTCAAACTCTGTCCATAGCGGATCTGTCCATTGATGTGACGTTCAATAGTGCTGCTGAAAGCACCCTAATAGCTGATTTTTGGATGTTCGGTTACAAGGTATATTAAGCAAACCTAAACATGGAGCGAGGAGGGTGTCTTTTCCTCCTTTCAGACACCCTCCTTAAAACCTAAATTGAGGAGATTATTATGCCAAGATTTTTAATGCAGCATCCCTCGGGATACATCTACGGATGGACTGAGATACAATCCAAACGCAAGGACATGGTAGAGATCAGCGAAGAAGAGGCTAATAGGCGTCTACCTGCACAGGCAAAAGGAAAACCGGCCAGGACCGTAGGGCAGGAATTGAAAGTCATTGCTGCTGAAGTGCCAGAGCCTTCAGTAAAACCTGCAACCAGATTGAAAGAAAAGATGGAGGTTGCTCCAGCCACTGAGGAAATGCCAGAAGCAGTCCAGATGGAAGCTGATTTGACAGCAGGGGAATCCAAATCAATCGAAGAGGATATAGATCCTGAAATCAAGATGCTTGAGCAAATCCGAGTTGTGGGCAAGGGAAAGGCCAAGATCGAGCTTTACATGCTTGACAAATATGGCATTGATGTTGATCGAAGATTAAAGCTCGATGCACTTGTGGATCAGGCTGTGGAGGCCCGGGAGAAAGAGATCAATAGCAACACTGGCGATCCTAAAACATAGCCTGATTTTTGATAGGCCAATTTTATAGAGGTGTATCATGGCTAATGTTACTATAGGGCATATCATAGATAACCTTGTTCAGGTTGCGCTTAACGATCCAGATGCGGATACTTGGAGTGAAGAGACTCTTCTCGACTGGGCTAATCAGGGTGAGAGAAAGATTGTCTCCTTAGTCCCTGAAGCAAACCCTGTTGTTGGGAGTGTTATACTCGTAGCCAAGGCCCTGCAAACGATCCCTACCGGCGGTATGTCCTTTATCGAAGTAACCCGCAACATGGGTACTGACGGCAGTACCCCGGGGAGAGTTGTAACCCCGACCACCTTAGAGGCTCTTGCTGCATTCGCACCAGATTGGGCAGAGGAAACACAGGTAGCCGAAATCTATCACACAATACGTCTTCCAAATGATCCTACGTCTTATCTGGTTTATCCCCCTTCTACTGGCACAGGGTATGTGGAAATAATCTATGCAGATACACCTACAGTTATCGCCTACGATGCTCCAGGGGTATGGAAAGCAAGCTATCCGACAATCAAAGAAGGTTATGTAGATCCTCTTGTCAGTTATATCATCTGGCGGGCTTTTACTCAGGATTCAGGGATACAAGGAACCAGGGCGAGGGCCTTGGATGCATTTAGCGCATTTTATCAGGGGTTGGGACTTCAGGTGCCGCAGCAAGGTGAAGGGTAAGAAATGGCCACAAAAGCATTAACATTATGGTGGGAAGAAATAGCTCCTGATATCTCAGCTTTATCCATGCCTGCACTTGTCAGTGCCGTGAGAAATGCCTGCATCCAATTCTGTAATGAGACATTTCTATGGACAGCAGATCTCACAAGGATCAATGTCGAGGCAAATACACAAAGCTATACGCTCACAGCACCTTCAGATAGCGTAATTATCGGTGTAGATGATGTGAAATACAAGCAAAACGGAGCGGATGACGATCAGTTTGTAACTCTGGACCCTATATCCGAGACTCAAAAGAATCTCCACGATACCGGTTCCTGGAAATATAGAACATCCCCCACACCTTCCGGTTATTTTGTGGATAAAGATAAAAATCTCCTTCTCTATCGGATTCCTACCGTGGCCAGCACTTCCGGTCTCCTTGTAAAAGTCAATCTAAAGCCAGATCGGGCATGTACCACAGTAGATGAATTTCTCTATAATGATCACTTTGAGACAATCGGTCATGGTGCGAAGGCCGATCTTTTCTCAAGGAGGGCCATGCCCTGGTTTGACGGGAACCTGGCCCTGGTTCACAGGGCATTGTTTACCAATGCAATCAATAATGCAAAGCCCCTTAAAACAACTGGATACACTAAGAGACCTATGAGAGTGAGGATGAGGGATTTTGTGTGAGGAGATAAATTATGGCAAATATTGAGCATGAAGCCCTAGCATACGGAGAAGGGCATGTAATCCACTTCGCAGAATATGCTAATGCCACGGCACGGGAAGACGCAAGCGGACTTACCTCTGGCGATGATCATAAAGTAGCTTTGCAGACCGATGACCACAGCTTTTGGGTACTGACGGATTATATTGTGCCTACATGGGTTCCTATGTTTGGAACGCCTGGAGATGATACAGTCACTGGAGCGAAAATAGTCGATGATGCCATAGATAGTGAGCATTACACAGATGGCTCGATAGATACAGCGCACTTATCAGCAGATTGTGTTGATGATACCAAAATCGGAGATGCCAAGGTAAAGAAAGAGCATATTAATGCTGATGTTGCAGGCACAGGCATATCAGGAGGAGCAGGAACCGCCCTTTCGCATGATGCCCATACTGGGGATGTAACAGGGGCTACAGTGTTAACTATAGCTAATCAGGCAGTCACGCAAGCTCATATTCAGGATGGCCAAATCACCAAGGTCAAGCTTAATGCTGATGTTGCAGGCACTGGC